ATTGTTGCAGAGTTACTACCTAAAGTAGTTGTCGCTATCTTTTCATATGTTGCTGGCATTATGCACCTGCTTTCAAAAGGTTACGAGTTTGAGTTTTAAGTTTAGCCATAATTAAGCGCCCCGTATTCCGTATAGGGCGAAGTGGGAATACTGAGCAAAATTGCCCGATGCTATTGTAAATGTAATTCTGTTTATAGCCGCTGTTGAGTTCCATAAACCCGAATAAAAGTTTGCATTGCCTGAACCATTAGCATCCATACCTTGTAAATATCTAAAAACCTTTGTTTTGTTTGTGTTTGTATAATCTAAAATATCTATAACTGCTACGCCAAATATACTTGAAGCAAGGTTTGCTGCTGGCATATAGTTTAAGTAAACGCCACTAATAGAACCAAAATCAAAACTTGCCGCCGCAGAACCATCTGAATAAAGAATATGAGTACGATAATTACTTGCAGTATCATTATTTAATCTAAATGGCATATTAATTTGATTATTAGCAGATGTACCTCTAGCAATACATCTTACTTGTAAATGAGTATAGGTAGAAGGTATAGAAGTAAAATCAATAGTTGCACTTCCACCTGAGCCAACAGTTACAGTAGCAATAGATTCGTAACTACCGCCTGCACCTGCGGCCGCACCACCACTATCTAATATCCCAAGAATTAAAGACATTAGGCAATGCCACCTACGATATACCAACTATCTGTACTGACTTTAATTAAACTTGCGGCTTTGTATTGTGTAGTAATTGTTGGATTAGTGGACACCGCACCGCTTGAAGCAATTGTAACGCCTGATCCCTGGACAATACTTACAGTGCCGGCAGATCCAATTTTGATTACATTTACTACGCTTCCAGTTGTCATTGCAACAGTGTTAAAAGGTGGAATAGTTATTGTGGTTGTGCCAGTATTTGAGTAAGTAATAAGTTTATTATCTGCATCAGTTACCACTAATGTGTCTGATGTTCCGGTCACTGCCCTAACGCTTAAATTAGCGATACTGTTCATCTGCGCGGCTGTTAAAACCTGACCAACGGAAAAGGTTGCCATTTACATATACTCCCTAATAAGCCAAAGAATCTTCATCTAAAATTCCATCTACGGTAGAGTCTAGCAAAAATCCTACGGCAAAAGGTTGGGCGCAAGTGAAAGTTACCAAAAAAGATTTAGGTGTTATTTGATAGGTAAGGCCTGCAATTACGCTATCTGTAACCACATTGCCAGCCGGTAAAGTTTGAGTAACTTCAATTGGGCTAAACATATCTAAGTTCAAAGCGGCAACTACGCGGCTTGAATCATCCTCACCAAAGGCATCAACAGTTAATGAATTGAGTTGTATATTTACGCCTTGTTCTTTTCGGGATGCAATAATCATTTGTGCCTGATTTAAGGCATCCGCATCAGTTTGCATAATGCCAGTTCTAACCCGGCTATGTTGAAAGTAATCATCAATGCTTGCAGTATCACTGGCGGTTTGGGCTGTACCACCTGTCCTAGTAACGGTTACCTTGTTAATCATCTGATAATCTGAAATATCAAATTCCACGGCTTGATAAGTTACATCACCTGATCCTGGCACATCACTAAAGGCCGTAACCGCGCCACCTTCTGCAACTATGATGTCATTGCGTGACATAAATTTAGCGTATCCGCGTTCATCCATATAAAACGCACCTAGATCAGTGGCTTCTACAACTTGACATGCTGACAATAAAGATCTTGAAGTACCATCATCCGCTTGTACTGTTGTAGTTGAAGTGGTTGAAATATCTCTCATTCCACCTGGCCAATCACCAGCATCAAGCAAACTAGATATTCTTTGTGCAGTAGTTTGTCCGGCAGTGCCACCTGTAACTGTTGTAATAGTAGTCAGGTTTAATAATTGAAATCCATCTACACATGACAAAGTTACATAAGCCGGATCAAATCCAGTAGGGCTTTGGTAATTCCATTCTTGAATATAAAAAGATCCTAAGTTATATGTTGTGCCTAAATATTCTGCGGTAAAGCGGATCTTACGCATTGGTTTAATTTTGCCATATAAACTAGATCCAGTATTGGCAGGATTAAATTGACCTGTTTCATCAACAAAGGTTATGCGTGCAGTACCACCTGTAAAAGAATCTGATGATCTGTTAAATGCACGGCGTATATAACATTGAGTCACATAAGATGTAATATCTATAATATCTGCGGCTACTGTACCTAAAACTGCTACATCTAATGGCGTTGCAGGATCATCCAAAACTAATGCAGGATCAAATGATGCACCATTACTAAAATCAATTTCTGCGCTAAATATTGCGGCCGGCATTATCTTCCTAAATTAGTTAATTGAGTTACCGCACCTGATCGGTTTAAGTTATACAAAGCATCTTGAATTACTGATTGCAATTCACCCTCTGATATAACCGATCCGGCTACATTGATATTTACAGTAGTGCCAAAGCCACCCATTTTGTCTAAAGGTATAACGGCTTCTGACCCGGCTTCTCCAATCATGGCTAGAGTAGGTTGATTTACAACGCCGCCTTCTGCCATAAATGGAATACCGCGTAATGCCGCACCCGCTTCTTTATATCTTTCAGCGCTAATCTCAGAAGCGGTCATGCCTGTGTAACCAGGTGTGCCGACTAAATCTTTACCTAATTCCTGGAAATAACCAGGTGTGTACATAGCACCAGTAGTTGTAGTTGGTAACTTCTTTTTCATAAGTTCATCTAACAATGCCAACATCTTGCGTAATTCATCATTGGCGTTAAATAAAGTTCTTAAATACAACAATACTTCAGTAGTTGTAATACCCCACTTTTTAGCCAACATATCAATTTCACCAGTGGTTATTTGACCATCTTCAATAACTTTTAATACATCAGCGTACCGTTGCGCTTCATTTACTGCGGCGGCTGTACCATCTTGTAATTTCTGTAATATCTTTACACGCAATTCATCTTCAGCATTTAACTTACGGCTTAAAGCGGCTTGTAAGTTAATGCGATCAAGATCAAACATAGCGGCCAATTCAGCCTTCTTTTTATCCAATGCTTGTTGTGCGGCTTTTTCTTTAGTCAATGCTTTTTCTCTAGCCAAAATATCTTTTTGTATTTTAGCCAAAATCTGTTCAGTGCTAAGTTCTTTTTTGCCATAAAGTCTTTGTTGTTCCAAAGCATCAATAGTTATCTGAGATAAGCCAATATAACCACGCTCTTGTAAAATTCTTTTCTCTCTTAATTTAATACCTTCTTGTTCAATCTTTTGTAAAGTATTGCCAGCATAAGTGGCTTCACCTGTAATACCTTCTAAAGCAACTTTAAAGAAATCTAAATATGCGCCTAATCCTTTTCTTTCAAATGTACTGGCAGTACCAACCATAATATCCGCAAATTGAGTAGCAACATTTTGTAATTTGAATCCAAATACATCTAATTGATCTGAACCGGTTGCCAATAAAGAAACAGAAGTTAATAAGCCTTGCCCTAATGTTTCAGTGGCTTCACCCGCACTAATTTTAAATGATTTTAATTGTCCGGCTAATGTTTTGGTTTGCGCTTCGGCTGAACCACCATATTTATCTAAATTTTGCATTAACTCTACAAAACCCATTGCTTTGGCTTCGGCGGCGGTAAAACCAACACCCAACTTACCAATTGCAGTATATTGACCTATTGCGGCTTTGTTTATAGCATTTAAAACGCTATCCAAATCTTGACCTGTGCCTGCGGAAATATCTAAGGCTTTACTCAATAAATATTGTGATGATTGTAAATCCCCTGTTTGTGCAATTAACCTTTGTAATGAAGGAACTAATTGATCTTCAGTAACATTGGTTGCGCGTTGTAAATCTTCTATAAAATTTTTTACATCAGGTAGGGCAAATTCTTGTCCTATGCTTTTTAAAGTGAGTTGTAATTGTTTGTCTAATCTTTCCTGGGCTAAAGCCGCTTGAATAGAATTTTTAGTAAATATAGCCAATCCTGCCGCACCTGCTATTGCGCCGGCTTTAGCAAAAGCCTTTAATCTAAATGTTCCAGTTGCAACAAACTTATCAAAACCTTTTAACTCTTTTGTGGCACGCTCTAAGCCTTTTTTATCAAACTTAGTTAAAAAGTTAATCGCTACATACTGACTTAATGCCATGATTAACCTCTAAATTCTTTGCCTAGATATTTTTTAAGTACAGTAATCATATTATCATTTACCTGGCCACCTAATTGTTGTGATGCCCTATAAATCAATCTTTTTTCTTTATATCCTGCACTATTAGATGTGCCTTGTAATTTACCAATAAATGATTCGCTGGCATTTGGATTGCGGCTTGTGCGCCTAGTTCTTCCCTTAGATTTTGATGTGCCAAAACCTGCTAACTCATAAATAATACCTGGCACGGATTTATTGATTACCGCTATTGCTGTTACGCCAAAGGTTGCGCCTTTAATTCTTTGTACTTTACTTTTAGCAGTGCTTACTCTTATACCGCGTATAACTTCTGTTTGTGACCACTTCCACCTACTTCTTTTACTCTCACCATAAGTTCTACCCCTATGCACTTGATCATTAGCCCAACCCCATGCAGGTGGGTATGAAGGTTCAATATCACGCCATCCTGGAAATGGCTCATGTGGTACAAAACTTTGTGCTAATTTTGCAACAGGCTTTACAGCCTTGCTCAATTCCCTTCTAAATTCTTTTTGTAAATCAGGATCCATCTTCTTCATTTTTTCTAATATTTCATCTAAATTTTCAACATAGATTGAAGAAGGTAAAGCCGCCAATGATTTTTGACGGCCAGGCAATCCTGCATAAAAAGGTTTCATTTTCGCCTAACTGTTGCCTTCTTGTTGTTGTAATACTTTTCTTGCAAGATGGCTTTGATCGCTGAGTAAATCGCTGGATCAACCTCTAATAAATCTTTAGGGCTAATACCTGTTGCCACCGACACGGTAGCGACTTCATAAATTGATCCGTGCCGGTCTATCCATTTTTTGAATCATAAATCAAATCAACATCTGAGTATTGATTGATGTAATCATCACCAAAGGCTAGATCTGTTTTACCTGCATCTTTTTCTAATCTCCAGGCAAACCACCACAAATCAGATTCCATTTGTAGTTCGCCTAATCTCTTACGCCAACCGGTCTTAAATTCGGCTTCAAATGCCACCTTTGCGGATGGCGTAAGATCATAGGTTAATTTCTTACCATCTTTTTTAACAATTTCAATTTTGTGCATTGTCCCACCTTTTCTTTATTACGCGCTTGTTGATTTTGTTAAGGCTGTCACTGGTAGTGACACTGAAACGCTTTGTACTGCATCAACAGCACCATTTATAGGTGTCCATGATGAAACTAGGCATGACATTGTGTAACTAGGATTAGTTGCGCTTACTGTTCCTGATACTGGTATTAACTTAATGTTAAGTTTTGTACCTAAAGCATCTTCAAACAATGAGTTCACTGATCCTGAAGCAAAGTCATTGTAAAGTTCTAAATTTACAGTACTTCGTTCAACTCCACCAATTACATTGGCTAGCGTATCGTTCATGGCAGTGATTTCTACCTGATCAATTTCGCGTGCAAGGCTTACAGTGCTGACATGATCAGTAATGGTAGTTGTACCTACTATCACGGCAACTTTGTTACCCATAAATATGGCCATATTTTTCCTCTCTTACTAACCTATCAACTCTACTGAATATTGATAACTTAGGTAGTCAATATTAGCGGATGTTATTGTTCCAGGGGATGCAGACACAACCCTTAGAGTTTGTACAGCACCGCTTAAAGTTTTATCAGCCTCAATCGCGGATTTAATTGAAGTTGAACCGGATGAAGCAAGTAGCCCATCCAATCTTTCTTGCCCATTTCTTTCACTCATTCTGCCAACTACAACAATTACCTGACATGTTGCAGAATCAAATCCTCTATTTAATGTGAAATCATAATTCATTGATAACTGGCCAACTATTGCAAAAGCATTGTTGGTAGGTATGTTTGTAGAGTCAGGCACATAATCAAAAACACGCAATCCGGAGATAGTCTGTAATGCGGTTTTTAGATTATCTCTAACGGTGCTAGGAATCATGCAATTACTTCTTTTTTGTACGCTCTGACCATAGCAGTTATATCTCTGCCCACTGGTGACATTCTTACAACGCCTAGATCACCTAATCCTAGTATTCCACCAGGCGCATCTTTACGCTTGTATAAATCGGCGGTCAATATTAAACAAGCCATATTTATATCACTAGGCACTGACGGCCAACCCCATTTTGCAGTTACCTGCACACCTGGTCTTAATCCATTTTGTGTAATACCTGGAAATATTGGCCAGGTTTCAGTATTAGATACCATTGTTAATTGTGTATATGGTCTGCCTAAAGATGGTGCAGTTAATGGATCTAAAATATAATCTGTATTCAAAGTTAAACTTTTTGTGTATGTACCATTACCGTTTTCATCTACTGCAACGGCTAAGTTTGTTGTAGATCCAATGTCATCTACATAAACAAAAATATCTGAGTAGGCACGGTAAAGCCGCGCTGATGCGTTGGTATCTAAATAAAATCTACGGTTAGCAATCCGATCAATAGATCTTGATGCTGATTCAACTAAATCTTCTAACAGGTCATTATCAGTATTATCTGATATAGACATGTAATTCTTAATCTCAGTTAATGTTGCATATCCATTTGTTATAGCCATGATCGGTATCCAAATTCTGTATTGCCCTGGGACATTAGACAAACTCCATTCTTTAAATACCGATCATAGTTAGAATCCAGGCGGCGGAAGGGTGGCCGCCTGGAAACTTATTTCATTAGAAGGATGGCGCGGCCAAACCTGTTCCGTTAATTTGTGCAATTGCACCTGGATAACGCTCAGCAGTGAACGCTGACATTCCAAATAGAACAATGTTTAACGCAACCTTGCCATTTGGTTCTTCAAATGTAACATAGGTTGGTGCGGCGGCTTCTTCCCAAAGGTGTGTTTCGTTCAAATCAACTACAAAGATTGTATCTTGATTTGTTCCTGCACCCTTATTGGTAGCAATGTTGGCATCAACAATGATAGGTAGTCCCAACATTGAATAACCTGAATTGCCATAAGAAGGTGTGCCATTGCCAGTACCCATTGCATTTGTTGGGTTATATGCTTGTGGTACAACCAATGGGCGGTTTGATCCATCTACACCTGCCAATAGGAATCCTAGACGGCGTGGGTGCATGATGATTGCATTTGGATTAGCAAAAATTGTTGATTGGATCTGTTGGATCGCATCTGCAATCTTTGGATATAGACCTGCAACTGTTCCAGTTGTCGCTGTGTAAGTAACAAGGATTCCAGTTGTCATGTTAACAAGTCCTAATGGTTGTCCATTTGAACCTGATCCATTTAAAAGTGAGTTATCCAACTTAGTGTGATAATCACGGATTAAATCACCTAACACAATGTTTTCAATGTTGTATCCGCGTAGTAATGCTTGCTTAGATACTGATTGTTGTCCGGCAATTGTATTTACATTGACGGTTAGTGTTGTGTCTGCAATATCTTGTGATACTGCGGCGGTGTTTTGTGATGTTTGATATGCAGTTACAGTGCCAGTGTTGATCTTACTAATGACAACCGACATGCCCTGGGTGGGTAAAGTGTGCTTGCGTGCGGCATCCGCGAATGGACGGCCGGCGCGTGCCAATGGTGCATATAGATCAACTAGGTATTGTGGCACTACTAAGCCTGCGAAGTTAGATGTTCCAACTGCACGCTTCTCAATTGCCATTTCCTGTTGGTGTCTTGCTATGCGTTGTGCGGCATCTGCATCAGTTTTGAAGTTTGCCTTTAACGCATCAGTTAAGAAATCATTTCCTGATCTCTCAGAATAAGTTAGTTCTTCGCGTGTAACAGTAAAGCCACCTGCACGAACTTCCTTCTTTGGTTCAACATTCGCATCAACTCTAGCGGCTAGATCAGCAGCCTTCTGATTGCGAATTTCAATATCGGACATCTGCTCAATTCTTTCATCCAACTTTTTGACCTCTAGGTTTAGGGCTTCTACATTAGCCAACTCAACCTCTGATAGATCGCGTGCTTCTTCTGCGGCACGATCTAAAGTTGCCTGAATAAGAGATGTCTTTGATTCGCGCTTCTCACGGAGAGAAGCAAGAAAAGTATTAGACATTTTTCTCCAATTTGTTAGTTGTTTAGTGAGAAGGTGTAACGCGCCGGTAATCGGGGTTAGGTGTTCTACGACTTGTCAAAATTATATCTCTTTTTTCAAATCTTTTAGTATTTGTAAGGCAGTGTTAAATCTTGTTTTATCATCAGATCTATTTTGATTTGCAATTTTTTCTGACCATGATTTACCAGCATCTCCACCCCATAATGCCCAGGCAATGCGACCATTAGAAGGGTAACCATCTTCACCTGGGCTAAAGCCTTCAGCCTTTTTATCTACTTCATGGCGTGCAAAAAAAGATACCATTCGGTTCACTGTATCTAAAGATAAACTTCTACCATTGACAATATCTCTAGCCCTGGCAATGCCAACCTCTGTACCACCGCGACCAAATTCACTGCGCCAATCTAAACCTTTTTGCGCTTCTGATTTCATGCCGGCAGTAGGTTCATAACCTTCTGCTCTGCTCTCACCATACTCTGCAATGTTAATAGCAGTTAGTTGATCTTCTGCCTGCGCCTGAGTTTTATGGCAACCAATTAACTCATTAGTATCAGATTTAACTACTGCATACCCTTCACACTCAGGATGATTACTTACTACGCTGTATGGCATCTAAGATCTTCCTTGCTTCATCTAATCTAGGTGTTAATTGTGGTTGGCCTTCACGCATACCTGTAACACTAGCCATCTCACCATAAGCACCAAAAGTAACTAAAGATACTTCTGCCAAATGTGCCTTAATTCTTTCCATAACACCATCAGGCCTTTTACGATTTTTAATTGGCATAAATCCAACTGATAGTTGATCTAATGCACCATCTTTAACTAACTCTAATGCTTCATCACCTTCGCGGGTTTTTGAAATCTTAAATTCAGCATAAAGGCCTTCATCAGTTTCCCTTAGTAATGTGGCACGGCCTAATACATTGTTTTCACCATGACCCCTAAGAAGTTTTACCCGGTGTGGTGCTTTAATAACTTCTGCAAACACGCCTTTTCTAAATACTTCAATCATTGTGCTAGTGATGCGTTGTTCTTTGTTGTAAGGCACGGCAATACCAAAGATGGTACGGCCATCACCATTGGCACGCAACTCCAAATCAACTGAGTAACTTCTATTTTCTATTTTTTCTTCAGACATAGTTATTATCCTCTACTGTATCAACCACATCACTTTGTAATGATTCATCTTCGGCTTCTTCACCAATTTCATCATCTTCGTGATCCATAGGATCAAGATTTTCATAATCTCTTACTTCATCCACTGTTAAGAAGCCATTAGATAATGCAACTGCATAAGCATCATATCTACTTGCTGTATCTGTCTTTAACAATGAATCATACTTAAATGCGGCTGTTTGACCCCGGACAAGTAAATCAGAAAATGCCGCTTCTATTCTTTCTGCTATTGGTTGTATTGACCATTTAATCAATTGTAAATTTTCTTGTTCAACATTTGAATAGGTACGGCTAGAATTTGGTGATCCTAAGAAGTATGGTGGCAATCCTAAAATGTTTGCCGCTTCTGTAAGTCCGGCTGTTTGCGCTTCTACTAATTGAGATTCTGCCGCATTGCTACTTAACACTTCAAAATCTGTTGATGCGTTCATAACAACAGGTGATCTATTGCGTGATGAGTACATTGCCATCCATGCAGTTTTTAGCGCATCCGCTTCTTCCTGAGTTAGATCCGGATTAGCAGATTTAATTACTGCGGTTGGATTAACACCGCCATCAAAGTATCTTGATGCGTACTCATTGATTGCAATCTCTTTACCTAATGCTTGTTTGGCAACTGCCAAAATACCTTTACCAACTAAATCACCTGGCATTGTAAAATTCTTAATGTGCATAATTTCTGATTGATCATATACACGCTCATCAATGCGATAAATGATTCTGCCTTTTTCTCTTGTAACTTGTACGCGATCAGGCGCAACAGGATAGATGCTGTCAGGTAACCCATTAGCACCTGGTTCACCTAATACTGCAACATAATTACCGTGAATAATTAACGCGGCCGCCATTGCACTAATTGTTTCCATTCGGGTTTCAGTAGGAACTGGCCGCATTAAAATTTGTGGTGTGGGTATTACTTCACGCTTGTTACGATATGCACACAAAGGCAATGCACCAATAGCATCACTAATTAAAGTTATACCACGATAAATTGCAGGTATGCCTAAAGCGGTGTTTTGATCTACATAAGCACCTGCCCAATTACCTTCAAAGAATCTACCAACACGGCCTAAAGAATCTACATAGCCTTGTGATGTATAAACTAAAGATGGCTGGATCTGTCTTTTCAGTAATCGGCCTAGCATTATTTACCTCTGTTTTCCAAAGCAATTCCAAATAAAACTAAAAATGCACCCGATAATATTACCGCTACAAGTGGGTTAATTGTTGCGACACCTGCAACTATCAATAAAGAACCTGATACCTGCAAAATAGATGATAAATATTTCATTAGTAGATCTTACTCCTTGCCACTGGCTGATCTTCTATTTTTGTTACCACTCCATACCGTGCCAGTGTAGCCGCTACCAGTGGTGTTATGTTAGTTGTGCTTTGACGATTCCATGCCCAGGAATCACCCAGTGGCCGTTTAGTAGATCCCATGATTGCAGTTCTTAAATTAGGATCATCTAAGTGGCTTATAGTTTTTGCTTGTACTGCATCATAAAAAGAACCACATGCCCTGGCGTAATCACGCAAGTGAATAGACATAACGCCAATGTTTTGTTTTTCTAACTCAACTATCAATGAAGCCGCCGGTGATCCTGTATCAATAACTACTTTGGTGTTATATCTTTTACATAGTTCCACCAATCGTGGTAAAACCCAGGATGTGCCTTCTTTGCACTCAATCAATTCAATAGGGGTAAAATCTCTAACTAAGCCGGATGCGGCTATTGAAGCACGGTCACGCTCACGCGATATATCAACACCAAACACAATCTTGTTGCCAACTGTAATATCTGTTCTAGCCAAAGAATCCCAAAGTTCAGTATTGATAACTTGTACTGCATCCCTAGATGGCCAAACATTCAACCATTCCTTTGTAAAAATATCCGGGCTATTAGTTGCCGCCGCTTCACGCACTGCATCTATCAATACGCCTTTTTCTTCATGTAGTGACGGAATAGCCTGATACCAAACTTCTTCATTTAGATAATCAAATTCATCTGTTGATGGACACCATTCAAACCAGGCTAGTTTGTTTTGTGGTTCTGCAATCTCTCTATGACCAATTTCCCGATAATGTTCTAATAATTCAGATTCACCTGGCCTGCCTGCATTAGATAAGATCCATAATTGGCCATTGCGTTTTGTTGCAAGTGTTGGTTGTAAGTTAGCAATTAAAGATAATGGATGTGTTAAGGCTTCATCAATAACCATTAAATTTAGACTAAGGCCGCGTGCGCCTTTGTCATTAGGTGTAACAATTCCATAAGTTGAACCATTACGCATGTATATCTTTTCACTGCCATTTACCCTGGATACCCTGGCAATGCGTTTGCTAAATTTAGGTGACATTTGAAAACTTAGTAAATGTTCTTCCCATTTACCTTTGGCCATATTGCGATCTTGTGCAGTATAGGCAACATGTCTTTTAGGTTGTAATAACTCATAGGCAATTCTTGTTTCAATCAATTTTGACTTACCGTTTTGCCTGCCTACCTGGGCGGCCACTGTACGGTACTTGTATAAACCTGTTGCATCCTTTTCTAAACCTACATCTGCTACCAGGCGTTGCCAATCAAACAAATCAAAACCTAATAGTTTTGCTACCTGGGCTAACTTATCGCCATCTGTTTCACATGCTTCATCTCTCTTAGATGCCCATCTAGGCGTACAAAGAATTTTATTCAAACAGATCATCCTCATCAGGTAATGCACATGAATCCCAAATCTCACGCAACTCTTTAGATATGGATGGAATGGTGTGTGTGCCTTTACCTGATTCTTCAATGCGATCCCAGGCGCGTGCCAGGCCTAACAGCATCTCACGCTTTACCGTATCAATATCATTACGGCCTGTAATGGCTTTGACCATTGCGGCGGTATGTCTGCCTAACTTTTTCTTAGGCTTACCACTTGCGACTATTTTTAATTGCTTTGCGTTTTGCGTTTCCATATTTAGCCCCTCTTGAATAGTTACAACTTGCACATGCTGGTTTCAATGACCCGACCCAAAGTTCCGGTGACGGAAAGGAATCAATGGGTGGGTCATGGTCTAGCGTGGTTGCAACAGCCTTTTTACAATAAAAACATAGTGGCTTTTGCGCCAAAACCATTTCTCTTATTTTTTTGTAATTACCGTTGTATTTTCTACTTTTTAATGTTTTCATAAAAAATATTTATTTTTTTCCAAATGTTTTTGGCTTCGCCGGGGAGAGAGAAACGCAGAACGGCGGCGTATTACGCAAAC